AGATATCATGACCAGGGCTGTTGCATTTCTGAAGGACGCCGAATCTAAGCTAGATGGCTAATATAACCGGCTGGGGCCGTGGCACCTGGGGCCAAGGCGCTTGGAATGAAGCGATCCCAGTTGAGCCCACCGGCCAAGGCGCCACTTCTGCTCTTGGCACTCCTACTGTAGTAGCCAAAGCCAATGTAACTGTCACCGGTCTTGGCATGACCACCGGAGTTGGCGCGGTCACGGTAGTGGCCAAAGCGACCGCCTCTCCCAGTGGCCAACAAGCAACAACAGCTCTCAACGCTTCAGTCTCTGTAACCGCCAAAGCGAATGTCTCGCCGACAGGCCAAGGCGCTACATCAGCGGTTGGCCAAACAACAGTCGTAGCACGAGCGATCGTCAACGCACCGGTTATCACTGGTATGACCAGTGGAGTTGGTTCCGTATCGACTACGGCGAAAGCAAACGTATCACCAACCGGCCAGGGTATGACTTCTGGCCTTGGCACACCGACACTCAAGTGCGACAACAACATCGTACCGGACGGCCAACAAATGACCTCGGGTGTAGGTCAGGCAACGACCGTTGCCAAGAGTATTGTTCAGGTTACAGGGTTAGGAGCAACGGTTGATGTTGGCTCGATTCTCGTGTATGGCGAGATAGACACAAGCCAGACACCAAACTATAGTAACGTAGATACAACTCAAACCGCGAGTTACTCCGATATATCCACGAGTCAATCTCCTGGATTTCAGGAACTAGACTCGGGAAGAGACGCAGCATAGGGATTAAACATGGCAACGTATTCTAATTCTCTCCGCCTGACTTTACTTAGCACCGGAGAGGGATCGGGAACTTGGGGAAATACCACAAATGATAACCTCACGTTTATTGCGAGTTCCTTTGGTTTTGGCACAGAGGCGATAACTACTAACGCAGATACTCACACTACCACTATTGCAGATGGCTCCGCTGATCCTGGCAGAAGCATATTCCTTAAATACACAGGCACACTTGATTCTGCTTGCACGATTACGATAGGGCCGAATACCGTCTCCAAATTGTGGTTTATCGAGAATGCAACAAGTGGGTCACAATCGATCATCATCAAGCAGGGTTCGGGGGCTACTGTTACAATCCCCAACGGCCAAACTAAGGCGATCTATTCAGACGGTGCTGGGTCTGGTGGTGCAATGGTCGACGCCTTTCAAGACCTGTCGATCCCAGATCTTTTTGTAGATGACGATCTCACAGTCGGCGACGACCTGATTCTTTCCTCTGACAGCGCAATCATAAAGTTTGGTGCTGACGCAGACACCACACTAACTCACACCGATGGATCTGGTCTGACGTTGAACTCTACGAACAAGATCATGTTCAACGATGCGAGTCAGTTCATCCAGGGATCGTCTGCTACGGTTCTATCGCTGGGTGCTACAGATGAAATAGATCTGACTGCTACCGCTATTGATGTGAACGGAACCATTGATGTTAGCGGTAACGCTACTCTTGGTGGGACTCTGGGTGTAACCGGAGCAGTAACAGCAGATGCGGGTATCTCAATCGACAACATCACGATTGACGGTACTGAGATTGATCTCTCTTCGGGGGATCTGACCATCGATGTCGCTGGGGATATCATATTAGATGCCAACGGAGCAGACGTTCTGCTCAAAGACGATGGCACACAGTTCGGTGAGTTTACAAACTCATCAAGCGATTTTGTCATTAAGTCTAGCGTCTCCGACAAAGATATGCTGTTCAAGGGTAATGACGGTGGTTCAGAAATCACAGCGTTGACCTTGGATATGAGCGCTGCCGGAGCGGCCACGTTCAACGACAAGATTACGGCGGTTGGAACCTCTGTGTTTACGAACCTGGATATATCCGGGGATGTTGATATCGATGGCACAACGAACCTCGATGTCGTAGATATTGACGGTGCTGTAGACATGGCAAGCACTTTGGCTGTTGGTGGTGTAGTTACTGCTAACGCTGGCGTGGTCGTAGATAACATCACGATTGATGGAACAGAGATTGATCTCTCTTCTGGTGATCTGACTGTTGATGTGGCTGGTGATATTAAATTAGATGCTGGTGGAAGCGATATAAGATTAGAAGTTGCTGGCACTCAGTTTGGTAAATTTACTAGGGACAGCGGTGACTTTGTAATTTCAAGCTCCGAAAACGATAAGGATATAAAGTTTGCGGGTGCAGATGGTGGCGCAGATATTACAGCCCTGACCCTGGATATGTCAGCGGCAGGAGAGGCCACATTTAACGCAGGAATTAAACTTGGTGATGGTCATGCGGCAACTTTCGGGGCGGGGGGAGACTTATTAGTTTTCCACTCTAGCAATGAAAATATTATCCAAACAAACACAAGCGACCAAGACCTGCTTTTTAAAGGTAACGATGGTGGTTCAACGATTACAGCGCTCACCCTTGATATGTCAGCGGCTGGAGCAGCTACGTTTAATGCTGGCATAACAACAGGCAATAACGGGAATATAAACTTCCCCACAGCATCTTCCGGTAACGCTAATATATCTTTTGACGGTAGTAATTTTAATATCACATCTAATTCTTCGTCGGCCAATATGAATTTCCAAACCAGTTCTACAACTAGAATGACTTTGGGAGTGGGTGGAGATTTAACTACCTTTCCTTTAGCTGGGCAGAATGCAATATTTAACGAAGATTCGGTAGACGCAGATTTTCGCATAGAGTCAGACTCAAACAGTCATATGCTGTTTGTCGATGGGGGTAATGACAGGGTCCTAATAAAAACCAGCAGCGCCATTAACTCTTCAACTCTGTCTGTTGCTGGCACCATAGCTTTTGACGGACAAAGCGCGGGAACATTCAACGATGCTTCTGGCTTTCTTGATTTCAACAGCGCTTCAGATGTCAATATAATGAGACTCCATTCTGGAGGTGATGCAGGTGAAAGCTCTCAAATCGAAATCAGCACAGTCGTAAGCGGCAGTCAATCTGATGCAATATCTGTCGAGTCAGGCGGCACTATTGTAATTAACCAAGATAGCGCTGCATCGCGAGATTTCAGAGTGGAGTCAGACAACAACAATAGTGCTTTCGTTATTGATGCTTCAGACGATGAAATTGAACTAAACGCAAACACATTTTCAGGGGCTCAATTCACCTTAGGATCATCTTCTTTCTTTCTAAATGTCACTAATGGTTATCGGTTTAACGACCAAGCCAACAGCGTAAATTTGTGTATTATCGGAAACTCTGGCGAAATGAGCGTTAACGAAGGGTCTCAAGATTATGATTTTCGCGTTGAGTCAAATAACCTAGCTAATATGCTGCTCGTTGATGGTGGGAATGACAGAGTTTTTATAGGTTCCACTTCAACTAATATTTCAAAGTTTCAAAGCTCACAACTTGCAATCGGAGGAAATTCTGCGTTTCGTGTATTCAATATCAGCGGAACTAGCGCAAACGATACAGGAATTTCCGTGAATGCCGGAAATGTTGGCATGGCAATGCTTGTTATAGGTTCAAGAAATACAGGCTCTGGCACTGCTACGGCCTCTGCTATGTACTTACTTAACTTTTCTTTTAATGGTAATAACACGCCTACTTCAACCCTCATAGCAGGAACTGATTTTTTATCGTTTGGACAAAGCGCGGGCAACGATCTAACAATAACAAACGCTGGATCAGGAAATTGCACCACTTTTTTAATGATGTTCGGATAACTAAATAAGGAGGATAGCAGATGGCTATTAACACAACTTGGAGCGTCACTAACATGACGCACGTTGACGCAGATGGTGGGGTGATACTTGCTTACTGGTCATTAGTCGCAGCTAGCGATGCTGGAGGTGGTGAAACAGCTACTGAAGGCGGTAAGAATCGTTTTGAATA